CACGATCTTCATTCCAAATCCAATACATAAACTGATTGATCGCAACACCACATCCAGAACGAGTCAGAACAATATCGTCTTTTTTTGCTGTTTTGGTTAAGCTGCAAAAACTCTTGAAAAATGCGATGTGATCTTTTCTTGCAAGAAACCTTTTTTGATCTTTGACAAAATCATCCATGTTGGCTTGTGTGTATCCATTCCATTCAGTCGGCAGAGAATATTTAACTGACAAATACTTATAGACCACAGTGAAACAGTTTCTCATGGCAAACGCCCCCAATAGATTTGGTCAACAATAGCATCGACCACTGTCACGAATTCTTTCTGGTTAAAACTTCTGTCCGGAAATTCTTTGCCCCAGTGAATAAAATTGTTTGTCAAACTTGCTGAAATTGCTTGCGATGTGACCGACATTTTGTTGATCACTCCGTCAAATAATTCATACGAATCAACAGAAACATTCGTCAGATCTAAATTCGGATATATGTTTGCCGCTTCGTTTCCACCCACACCGAATTCGTAGTTCTCACCCTCGACCAACATTGATGGTGGTTGATACATAACTCGAATGATCTTCGCAGCATTGTTTCGCCATTCGTTCTTCAAGACGATTGATGACAATTCATTGGTGACATTCTCAACACTGACATTGATTGCATTTGCGCTGTTCGATGAATCCTCTGTCAATTGATCGAATGTGACGCTCACTGGTGAATACTCCTGCCCATTAAAAGTCACAAAGATGTCATGATCAGTGAATCGCAAAACATCGTCTATTTCGCCCGTTTGGATGTCGCGCACATTGAATTCAAACAGATGCAAAATGCCACAATCTTGAGATCGAATGTTGTTTGAGATTGACTTCATACAATCACCTCGACCACTTCTGCTTTGATTGAAAACATGTTTTGTTTGTTGCGTTCAAATTGAACAGAATCATTCATGATCTTGAATGTCTTTTTCAATGTGTTGCCGACACCAAATGTGCCGAGTTCTGTTATTCCAAAAGCACCCAGAATTGATTTCTTTCTGAAGTATCTTTGCAATTCTACAAAATCAAGTTCTTTTAAATACCAAGAATATTTGAATCTTCTGCGCAATCCGCCTTTGTCTTTGGCGTGATGAATGCTCGATCCGATCTGACTTGCTAAAGAGTTATTCAGATATTCATATTCGATTTCATACGGTGTGCAAACTTGCAGCAGATCCATGAATGAATTGTCCAATGACTCATTGGCTGTTTGATCATAGGATGATGCGTTTGTGATTCCGCTTGTATATTCTGGATAATTAAACAAGACAGATGAAATCAACGAAACACGTCCAGAGAATCTGTGTGATCCGTCAAGTTTGAATTTAAACTCTGAAAACATCCATGTTTTTGCGTTGGTTTTTCTGATGTCATCAACTACAGAATCCACATCAAGCGTGACTGTGTTTGCATGATTGTTCTCGTATATATCACGCAGTTCAATGAATCTCGTTTGATCTATATTCTGATAGTCGATTGTGATTTGATAATTTGGAATAGATGTGCGAACAACCGATTGATGTTTGCCCGAGTTGAATTCAACTGAATTGCCTTGTTTTATGGCTTCCTCAATCTTGATTTTCTCTACATCTTGAATGATTGTTGCAACATCATTCATCACATCACCTGCTTGATCGTCTTGCGGACAGATCCATTGCTCACCAGTGATGAATTAATCACTTGCTCAATTGTTGATTTGTTTGTCACTAAGTAAGAATTAAAACTCGCAGCGTCAATCGCTTGAACATTAAAGTTAATTTCAGCACTGACGTTTCTGACTTCACCAGTCACCGAGTTCAATTGATGGTTCGGGATGACTGTTCCTGCTCTGTCTGGCACAAATAATTCTGCACCACGCTCACCCACGATCGATGCCCTGCCCACTGGCGGACGACCACCGTTTGCGAACCCTTTGACATTTAAACCGAACACAGATTTCATGACACCGATCAGAGCCATTCTGACTTGCAGCTTGATCAAGTCTTTGATCAGACTTGCAATCATCGATTTGAAGTTCCCTTTGACACCCATGATCATGTCAGTAATTCCATTCTCAAGAGATCCCATCGCTTTGTTTGTGATGTCTTTGATTGACAGCGTTCCTTTCTTTGCGTTTTCTGCGTACTTTGAAAAACCCTCGCGCATCTTATCCCAGACAGTCGATTTGTCTGCTGTAACGTTTAGATCTTCGACATGATCTTTGGCTTCGGCAACCGATTTGTTAAACCCTTTTAATGCGTTGTCCAGAACCTTTGTTGCACCAGACATGTCGATCAGCTTTCTTGATGCCTTATCAACACCGCCCATGAAATTTGGCAAGGCTTCTTGCATATCTGCAACGAAATTGATCAAACCGTTTCCGATCTCTTGAATGGCAAGCAGCATTGATTTTGATGCGTTGATCACGGCTCTTGCCATGTCTTTGGCTAATTCACCCACGCCACCTGCTTCGATTGCTTTTGCTGTGAACCATTCACGAATGTTGTCTGTTATCTTTTGAATAACTGGTGCAAGATTGGCAATGGCTTGATGGAATGAAGTTGTCATGAATGCTGACAATCTGGTGATCGAATCGTTTGCCGACTCTACACCACGAACCATCTTTGTTGTCATAACAAGTCCGAGTCCGTCCGCTTCATTCATCAATTCACGCATTGCGCCCGATCCATCTTTCAAGATGTTGACCATGCCTGCGCCACGTGCGCCGAATAATTTATATATCAGATCTGTTCGTTCAGTTGTGCTTCCAAGGTGTTGTGTCACGTCCGCAACGTCTGCCATTACGTCCACCACATCACGCATTGATCCATCAACATTGGTTGCTTGAATTCCATACTTCAAGAATTCGTCACGTGCTTCACCAGTGCCGCCGGCAACGTCTGCCATATTGACTGCTAATTTCTGAACAGCTTTGTCAAGTTTGGTTGCTTCCATTCCGCCGATCGATGCGGCGTGTCTTAATCTTGCAAGGTTCTCAACTGACACACCAACAACACTGGACATCTTGCCCAGTTCATCAGTGGCGTTCATTGACTGTTTGATCAAGTAACCAAGACCGGCGACACCACCTGCCAAGACCATTGCACCTCTTAGCGATAACACCGAGCCTGCAATGCCTTTGAGTGAATTGCCTAATCTTCCGAGTCGGCGCATTCCTTTGACGCTGACTCCTAGTACATATTTAGCGACTGCCGTTGTTGCCATTCTTTTCGACCTTTAATTCAAAGTAAGTTGCCCACGCCATCAATTCAACCGTTGTCAATTGCATAATCTCAAGCAGAGATTTGTGCAAGTGTTCGGCAAGTTGCAGCATGAAAAATAAATCCTTGTCATTACTTATTTTTTTTTAATGTCATCATGATCTGGATCTCCCTCGAGAATCTGATTGACAACATTTCCCATCACTTCTGGATCATATTCACGCATTAATTCGGACATGTCTTTCTCTGTCCATATACGCTTTCCATCTTCATCAAGAGCGCGGATCACAAGAACCATTGCAACTGCTTTGGTGTGTTGCCCCGATTCATACAATTGAACAATCTTGTTTTGATCTAACGCACAAACCGCGCGGCGAAAGTAAACCTTGCCGCCCCATTCGGGAACATCGATTGACAAAAGATCACCGGAGATCATATCTCTGAAATGCTGCTTTCCGTTCTCTTTGATTCCCATATTAGATGTCGCCTAATGCGCCAGAACCTTGAAATGAAAATGACACTGTAACAAGCCCCTCTGGATCACCAGATGTTGAGATGCTTGTCACTGTTACATCACCGGATTTTCCTGCTGCTGCATCGCCTGCCGGATAGAATTTCATCGTTAATTCAGCACCGCTTGTCAATGCGCTTTGGCCTGCATCGCCAGTGTTGTATTCAACCTCTGCCGAACCAGACCAAGATGTCTTGCCTGCAATGAATGTTTTTGCAGTGCTTGCCATTGTTGTTGTTTCAATTGGATCGCAAGTTTCTTCATACTGCCATCCCGTCAATTCCGCAATCACTGTTTCACCGGCTTTCACAACGCCGGCTGATCCTTTAACTATCGCCATTTTTTACTCCGTTTTTTTTAGTTTTAATATTCTTAATGGTTGCCACTTTTTCGAGTGACCAACCGCGCTTGATCGCATTTTCAATCTGCGAATCATGAACCATGATTGATTCTTTTTCTTTAAACATCAAAGGCATATATCACCCCCTTATTAAATAATTGCTGAAACATCTGTTTTGTCCACTCTGTAAAGTGCGCCAAAACGCATGGTCATCAATCCGACTGGCTTTTCACCCTCGCCATTCAGTTCAACTTCCAGTCCTTGATAATCAAAATCAAGGCACGTTCCATTCAAGGTGGTGTCGTCATTTGCAAAGATTGCTGTTTCAACCTCTGTCGATATTTGATCAAGCTGATCATCGACACTGGTATTCGCTTTCACTCTTGCTTCAATCACCACGTTCAACATGCGCATCTGTTTCGTTCCCATTGATTCGTCAACGGTTTCTTCGTTCAACGCATAAATCGCCAATGATGGCACAACCTCGTGATCATAGACTCGCGAGGTGAACACAGTTGATCCAGTGGTCGCCAACCCCGTCAAGGTGGTTTCCAGTTGATCTGTGATTTGCTTGCGTGCGCTCATTGTTCTTCTAATATTAAGTTAGTTAATCCAAAACCGTCCGGCTGCTTGCCTGCGATCTTGTATCGTTTTTGGTTTATTTCTAAAGAATGACCATGTGCCAGATCTTTGACTTCTGCTGTCTGTGCAAGAAAGACTGGATGAAACGATTCAACGCCTAAAGCGTCCACGTATTCTTGCGAGAAGATTCCGGCAATCGATGTTGCGCCGGTGTCTGCTCTGTCTGCCAGTTCGTCAGTATCAAAAAATTCTGAAAGATCTTCAATCATTTCTTTTTCTTCTTCTTTGCTTTCGGCTTTGCTTTCGGCTTTGCTTTCGGCTTCTCAATCGGCAGTGTTGCCCATCCTTTAGAAATAAACCAATTACCAATATCCATACTAGTGTCAACCAGATCGCCTTGTCTAACGTCTTTCCCGTCGATAACTGTTTGTCTTAATATTTCAATTTTCATTGGTTTACCTTTTTCAAGTTGACCGCCACCGATTAAAGCGGCAGCCACTTTTGTTGTTAGCAATTACGCGCCTTTACAGAAAGACTCTGCATGCTTCACAGCAACGTCAACATCAGTGAAGATGCCCACAGTTAATGCGCCGCTTGTTGCAGAACGATCAGTCACAACTTCGATTGAACCGAATTGACCTAAGATCAAATCAGAGAAGTTGCCGAAGATTGCCGTGTTTGCTGCAAGCTGTGATGTTGTGCGTACTTCATAGCCATTCACCGTGTTGCCGTCTGCTACAAATAGACCAGAACCTGCATCCTTTTGAGTGGTTTTCATAGCACCCAACATTGCCGGTGTTGTGATGTATGACATAGAACCACCAGTCGCATTAGCTGCTGCAACGGCTGTTTCCATTGCAACCATTTGTGCGAAACTTGGTGCGCCATCTGTCAAGTCAACTGATGAAATGCCAGTTGTATTCAAGACGCCATTTGGCATGCTTGAGTCTGTCACACTGTCACCTTGTAAAGCGGCAGAATCGATCGCTGCTGCAATGCCAGATGATAAATCGTTTCTTAACACTTGCTCAACCGATGGATCTGATTGGTTCATTAGGGTTCTCGAAATATCAACGTAGCCCGCCACAGTGTGAGGTGATAAAGTCACTTGACGGAAAGTCGGCGCGCCTGCTGTTGGTGTGCCGTTCTCTGCTACCCAGTGAACATTCGTTGATGAATCAAGCGCAGGGATTGCCACGTTGCCTTGTAGGTTTGACATGAATGTCGCACCGGCTGCATCAACCACTAGGTTCGCACGCAAAGCGTCAATGAATGAATCACCATAATGATCAGTTGCAACGATTGATGTGTGTGTGCCTGCTGTCTGCGCACGTGAATTCCATTGCATGTTTGCCGGAATAAAGAAGCCACCGTTGCTTGATCCGATGCGCTTCTCGATGTCTAAAGACACTTCACGCTCAAGACCTGCGCCAGACCAGTCACCGATTGAATGTGCTTTTAATGCTCTTAATAAAGAGTATTGACGCACTTCCTTTTCAGTCATGTCAACATCGTCAACACGTGCTTCTGGTGCTTTCGGTGCTTCTGCTGTGATTGTTTCCAAAGCTACTTGACGGAACATGTCCAGTGATTTGCCACTGTTGATGAATTGTCTTGCAAACTCTTTTAATTGTGGATGCTGATCTGCAATTGCTGTGATGCCTGCAACGCGCTCGCGTTCCATGTCACGTGCTTCATTGCGCACATCTTCCACGTTGATTGTTTTATCTTCGCTCATTTTGATTTCTTCCTTTAAATTTTTAATTGTTGTTAAGTTGTCACCCTCTGCGGATCTACCGATTCCCACGTTTATATCTGCCGGCGTTGACACGACTGACACTTCATACGGTTGCCAATTGGTTGCACGATAGGTTTCAACATCGTTGTCACTTCTCGAATCATCGAGAGTCATCTCATGGATTCGATAGCCGACTGAGATGTTTTGTCGAATACCGTCCATCACATCGTCAAAGATTTCTTGCCCTCTTGTTGACTTTGAGAATCGAACGACTGCTCGCCCTTTTCCACCTGCCACAGTTGCGCTTTCTACTATGCCGATTTGATCGCTTGTGTTGTGATCCATGAGTAGCGGCGCACCAGATTCCAAACGCCCCAAATCGACTGATTCTGGCGAGTGATCTAACACTTCCATCCCGAACCATCTTTCGACTGGCGATTCGCTTGAAAAACTCAAGGCAACCGTTCTTGCTTCCTCATTGATCGCAGAGCGATCGAGTTCAAAATGACGAGTGAGATCACCCGTCTTGATTTGATTCTTTTTCATTTGTTTGTACCTCATGTTTGATGTCGAGATCTATGCCGTAAGTTTTGGCCAACTCTTGCTCATATTTAATTTGTGCATATATATCTTCAAGATCCTGCCCTTGTTCGGCTGCCACTTGAGATGCTGTTTTGACACCGGCAAGGATTGCTTCCTTTGATGCCTTAATGTCTTTCGCAGGATCAACCCACGACCAACCACGCGGCTGCCATCTGACCTCTGACAGCTTGTCATAATCCGCATAAGAGAAAGCGACATTGCCTTTGAGCAATACCATCTTCAACCATTCGTCATACACACGCGAAATGAAATGATCAATCATGAATGACTGAACCATTCGATATTGATCTCGTTCTTCAAGTGTTCCCGATCTGATGCTTGAAAATGAAACACCCTCAAGATCACTTGATAATGAATTGTAAGAAACACCCAGACCACCTGCAACAGATCTGATGATCCCTTTGGTAAAGTCCTTGAATGCTGATGT